TGACGAGCGAGGATGAAAGGCCCTGTTTGCACGCGGCCATTCACATCAACAGACTCGCCGGCTTGTATCTCAATTTCCTCGATGATTCGCGCCCCAATGGACGCTTGCCATTGCTGGCCCTTCGCACCCTGTTCCAGAACGCCAGCCACCTTTGCGGAAACGCCTGTGACTGGTCCTGCCAGCATCAGGCTTTCCCCGTCGTTCTCAATGCTGTCCGTAACGCCCAGCGTGTCCTCAACGGTGTTGCTGTGGTCCAGCAAAATCGGAACGTTGCCGGGTGTCTCCAGTCCTGCCAAATCCACGACAACCGGCAGCGCAAACCCGCTCACGGGCAAAGGTCCGCCAGTGTATGCGAGGATTGAAAACCGTCGCGGCTTCGTGCCTTCCGCGGCCTTCAATTGCAGCGGTGCTGTCAGTGTGATCGGCTTCATCGTTTTTTGTCCCTCGATCGCATCTGTTCAAACACTTTCCGCGCCCATGCGGCTCCAGGATCTCCGCCCCACAATGCCCACGCGATGCGGCCTTTGCTCGGGAACCCATCTTCACCGGGGGAATAGCCTTCGCCTTTTTTGTCCACCTCATGCCGGGAGAAATACCGAACCATGCGGCTGATCGTCTCGGGGCTGACGGCCTTTCCGTTGCTGAGATCTCGTGCCCGTGCGATACCGACGGCAGTTCCACCGCGTCCGAATTCGCTCCGCCAGTCCAGCCCTTTTTGTGCCTCTTTGCGAACGCCCTCGGGTGGCGTGAAGTCGATGTCATCGTATTTGCCCGCGGCCTTCAAATCGGCTGCGGCTTCGACCTCGGATAGTTCATCGTCGCTTACGCCGTCTCCGGAAAGCACGTCGTCCAGCAGTGCCGCAATCCGTTCAGGCTGCAGTCCAATTGTGGCCAGCGTCTGCTCTGCCATGACGCGCGACATATCGCCCGTTTGCACGTCCTCCAGAACTCGCCGAATGCGTTTCTGGTTGTTCGTGAATGCTCGCTGTCCGAGTGTGGTATACTCGCCAGCAACACCCGCCGCGGGCTGCTGGGGCTGCGTCTGATCGACTTGCGGCGTCACGACGGCAAACGGTGCCAGCATTTCCTCGACGTTCTGCAGCGGTACTGCGGGGAACGCCGAACGAATCAAAGCCCGGGCAGTGTCTCGTGGAATGATCCCTTGCCCAACCTGCGCGATGATTGACACGATTGACGCGACCTGCGCCCCGTTCATTGCGGTGTCGGCAACGGCAGTCGCCGCACCCGTTGCTGGATCTGTTGCACCGCCTGCAGCGGGCTGAACATCGAAGGTCTTTTCGAACACAGCCCGCTTGTATTCCTCGACGGACACGCCGAAGTCTGCGGCTGCGCGGGTGGCTTCCATCTCCCATTCTTTACCGCGTCGCGCGTGCTCTTCCGACAACGTGCTCTGCCCGGTGGACAGTCTGACGGCTGCAGCGTCTGCGGCTTCTGTTGCGTCCAGTTCCGGTAGCGGTGGCCACGTCCACTGATGATTGATTTCCTCGATTCGCGGCATACCGGACAGCAAGCCCGGCACAAACACAGCGGACTCAAGAAACCAATGCCAGACACGCTCGACGATTGCCCACGTGATGCGGTCGCGTTCGACGTGCACTTCAGGTGCCCACACGTTTGCCATATCGCCTTTGAAGGATGAGAAATTCGCATCCTTCCCGGTGCCTGCGGCCAGCGTGTAGGGCATGTTTGTGCAACGGCAGAAACTCATCAATGCCTGCCGCTGGAACATTTCGTACAGCGGTCCCGGCTGCTTCGGCTCAACCTGTCCGATTTCCCAGCCCTCGGGCAAAGTCGTCAACATGTTTCGCGTCAACTCGATCTCAGCGAAGTCTGCACCGGATGCTGCGGGTGTGACCGCTGAACCGGTGGACTTCAGATACATGGCAAAATTCGCTGCGGTCTCGGCAGAGAACAGCGTTGCCAGTTCCTGCCGCCGCATGATCGGCAGCGTTTGCAGTGCAGGTGTTGCCCGTGGAATTCCGCGCGTCTGCCCCGGTCGTTCCTGTCGGTACAGATGCAGCACTTCCGTTGACGGATACCAATCACCACTCAGCATACTGACGGGGGCTGTACTGCCGGGGTGATGATCGTAAACGTAAAACTCCAGCTCGTTCAACGCGGGATCAAACCGCACGCCGTCATCAACAAACGGGTCTTGCAACTGTGACTGCTGCCACGGCATGGCAATTTGATCGGCTTCCAGCGTTCGCAGATCCAACGGCATGGGATACCACTGCGGCCGTTCGGCCCGCATCACGAACACTTCGCCATCTCGCCAGTAGGCTTCAACGGCTGTCCTCAGCATCTCGCCGAAATCAACACGGGCAACCCATCGACGCCACGCCAACTCCAGACGCTGATTCGCTGCGGCGTCTTGCGTCAGCACCTGCAATCGCGGTCCACTGCCCACAATGTGATTGACGGCCGTTCGCAGAATACCAGCATACCACGAATTGTTTTCGGCTTCGTATCGGCTGCGGATTCGCACGACTCGACGGACTGCTGGGGACATTGCAGCGCGTGCTGCCAACCCGTCCGCGTTCGTCCAGTGCTTGCGGTTTTCGGGTGTGGTCTGGGCAAGGTCGAACTTCGCCCGCACCTGCGGCGTTCGCGGTGCGGTGGCAACGGCTGTTGACGTGCTGGCGTATCGGCGTCTGCGGCTCACTCAATGACCTCCGGGTGGAACGATGCGGAGAATCATCGACTTCAAAGCACCAACCGGGCTGGCGATAGCCTCTTTGCTGGCGAGGTGCTTTTCATACTCAATCAACTCGCCCAGACTGCGGCGCGTGACCGTAACGCCGTCATTGCTGACGCTCGCGGCTTTGGTCATTTCGAGTTCGAGTTGTTCGGCAGGTGTGGTCATGCTCGCATGATTGACGCCACGCCAGACACCTACAACCGCTCACCTGCTACCGGTGGCAACAATCACTCACACGGATCAGAGAACCGCCGCTTTTCGAATCGCGGTCGTGCGTTCAAGATTCTTTCGCCGGTTGTGTGAAGTGTGTTGCAGGACGGACACAGCCTTTCCCGGAGCACGAACCCAGCGGTCTGCCGCGTGCGGTAGACTGACTGCAATTCCGCCCCGCACTTCTGACAGCGTAGCCCGTCGCCCTGCTTTCGAAACTCTGCCGTCATCGCACACCCCCCGGTAACGAAAATTTGCGCCGCTCCTGTTTCTGTGCCTGCTCACCGCTCATGCCCACACCACAGATCGACGCCGCCACGCAACACCCCACGAAACAGTCCCACCAGTCGTTGTCTCTTCCGGGTGTTTGCTCCCATGCTACACCATGTGCGCCATCATAGGAAATCGCTTTCGGGATCTCCGCTGTTAAATGTTCCACCAGCAGCCTGTTCGCTCGCTCGTCCGTGCCCGGCAGCAGAACCGCCGAAGGTGCTCCGGGCGTGGTCAGCAGTCGCCGGGCTGCGTGAGACTTCCATATGTTGGCGTCGTACTGGACGTGCACCGGATGATCCGCGCGACGCTCCACCCAATACTGCCCCGTTTGGCGGTCCTTCTGCGGCTCGCCCCACAGGTGCACCGGCTTCCGTCCGGGCTTCGGCCCGAAACCCTTTGACGGCCTGATTCGCGTGCGGTTCGCTGATGCCAGAACCTGCGACTGGATTCGCGGCTTTTGTTCGCCGTCCGACCAGTCCTTCAGGATCAAATCGAGTTGCGGGAATCGCTGCAGCAGATCCGCTTCCAGGCAATTGTGGGCATGGACAAACGCCTCTTCCCACGATACGCCCGGCTTGTCCTGGCTTAGTCGGCGTGCCAGATCGCTCTTGTAGAAAACCGGCCTGCCCTGATCCGGCCATGTGCCGTAATCCACGATGCAACCGCTGAAGTCGCGTTCCCAACTGCAGACCATGTACCACAACACCTGATCGGAACTGTCGATAAATGCGGTCGTGTAGCTGGCCTGTTGCGGAATGCGACTGCGTTCGACTTGTGACAATCTCGGCAACAGTGCCTGACTGTCCAATCGAACGCCGGACTTGTCGGCAACGACTCCGCCTTCCTGCTGAATTTCACGCTGAAAGAATTCCGGATCGACGGCCCGGATCGTCAGCAGAGACTGCAGGGCGGACAACTCCTCCGGCAGCTTGTCGTGCTCCCACGCCACCTTTGCCCCTGCGTCCATATCGGCCCGGTTGCGTGAGTAGAATTCCTGTGCTGCGGCTTTGCCGTCCTTCGGTGTTTCGCCAGTTCCGAGCAGTGCCGCGTATCGGTCCCACAGGTCCATCCGCTCGGGCATTCGCAGGACTGATTTCCACACCTTCCCGTGCCAGTCCGGATGTCTCTTGCGGTCCATGAATCGTTCGGTCAAATCCTGATGCGCTCGCACCGTGCACACCATGACCGTTGCCATCTCCACGCCCAGACCTGCCAGCCCCATAAAGGTCTTTGTTATCAAATCCTCACGCTCATCCGTCTGGCTCGGGCTGGTGCTGCTCTGCGGTGTTTGCACGTCGTCAAATATGATCAGATCCGGGCGAATCACCCGGCCATCGTTCTGGATGTAACTCAGCCCGGAAACGTCCGTTGCCATCAGGCTGAAGGGTGCCACGTGCACCTGTGACGATTCACTGCCCGGAATGTCGGGAAATACGATGCGGCCTCGGTCGTCCTTCGCGTGCAACGTCAACAGTTTGCCGTTCAATCGAAACTGCCGCTTTGGTTGTTTCGACTTCAGGATCAACGGCACGACTTCCGGGAAGTCCTGTGCCAGCATGTCAGACGATGCCAGCAGGTTGAAAAAGTTTTCCCTGTGCTCACTGGCCTTGTCGTCCGTTGCTCCAGTCAACACCAGAAAACGC